TTGGGAAAATTCCACTCTATCTATTGTTGTTCCATAATACGCATTTAATAAGGAACAATTAGCGGGAATTTGTAATGTATTTCCCTGTATATTCTGGATTTCTAAACTACCAACAAGCTGATAAAATAATGTGTTGGTAAATTTACTATCATTTTGCACGTCTTCTGGAAAAGCAAAATTTACTGCAACAAACTTTAAATCACACTTGGGGGCTATAAACAATATATTTCCCCATGCGTATAATAATGTATTATCTATTTTATCTCCTGTACTTACTTTTCCATAAGGTGCTACTATCTTAGCTACAATATTATTGCTTATATAATTTTCCCATGTAGCAGATATACTAAATTGCTTACTAACGCGTATCGCTCTATACGGAGATTGATACGTGTTACTAAAATTTATGGGTTCATCTAGATAGAATGTATTATACATTCTATCTTTTTCTTCTGTATATGTTTTTAAATTTATTGCTAATGTAGGAATATCTTGTCGTATAGAAGCTATTGCTTTATTTAGTGTTCTAAACGCTTTATTAGAAATTGTTCCATCATTATTATCATTTCCATTTTTTTGGTCTACGTAAATAGTTTGTTGTGGTGCTATTATTTGGTCTTGTATCTTTTTCAAATCTTCAGGTGTCAAAAAATTGCTTGTATCTGGATGTGCAGGGTCTATTTCACCGATCATAAGTCTATCATTTACTTGTACACTATCGACGGTCAACTTCCCATTTATATTAAAATCTCCAGTTACATTACCGCCTTTATTAGTTATGTTATACACCCAATCCGTCCACGCTCCACTAATACACATTCTGTGGTATGCGCCTGCTTTGTCGTAGGCGGCAGAGTTTGCATAATACACCTGTGCTATGGTATCATCTCCATTTTTCAATACTACTAGTTCACCGGTGCCGACTGCTCCGACCGGCTGATGTTTATCCGCGGCAAATGTTGCTCCTGATATCTTATAGGTGCGACTTTCAATCAACATGTTCCAGTCTGAGGTATTTGCAGCGGTTTTTGCTTCGGTTATAAGCACACGTTTAAATATATTTTCATGCGGATTTGCAGATGTATTGTGTTCTTCTATTTTTTTGTTTAATTCGTCATCCGTTATTAAATGTACGGGCTGGCTGGTTACGTTTACGCTGTCGACATTGCTTACTACTACGTCTATGTTAAATTCTTGGCTTATAATCATTTGGTAATTGTCTGCCGGCATTACGTCGGGATTTTTATCAACCGCCACAAGATATAGTATTTCGCCGTCGTCCGGGTCCTGTGCATACAGTCCGATTTCGCGGATATAATACGTTTTATTAAGCCCCTGATTAGTTACAAGCCCCGTTATACGACATGTGTAATCGTCTATTACCTCTATTTTGGAAATCGGTACAGTTTGTTCAACTTTTACTAAATCCGTTAAATTTACAATATCGCCGCTTGCCGTACCGCTACCAAGTTTTAATTTAGTTATATCTAATTTACATTTTCCAGCTTCAACCTTTATCTGAAGCGCATTACCTTTATTGGTAAGTTTGTATCCTTCTATATTAGGCATTTTTTATCCCCACTTTCTTATACATATTGGTATATCCAGTCATGTAAGTTATTCCTATAAGTTTATCCTTATCAAACACATGCGGTCTTAAAATTATTTTTTTATACATATTTGTATAGGCACCGTAATAAATCGTCTTGCTATAGTTCCGTTGGAAGCGTACTTCATCGCACCAAGAACGCGTATTTTTACTCGTATAAATAACTTTTATCAGGTCCATTAGCATTCGTATACTCGGCATCGGCGCAAGTATATCGATTATCTTGAAATGATACGCTTCTCCTCCTTCATATTCCCAATTTTCCAATGTTTTCGCTGACTCAAAGTAAAAGGACACCAGCTTTTCTACTGCTGCCGGTGTCCCTTTTATTTTGTGCTGCCGTATGGAGTCTTTTATTAATATTCTTTTTTGCTCTACTGTCGGCATCATGATATCGTAATAGTCTACTTTCAATTGATATGCCAGCAGGTCCAAAATTTCTTCGGGTAAAACATCTATTTTGTCCCAAAGCAGTACCTTATCTATATTGGCACTTATCTTATTAAAAGTTTTATCTAAAACCTGCACTATATTTTTAACTGTTTCATCATTTTTTATGCTGTAGGGCAGGATTTTGTCAAATTGGATATCGTCTATTTTAATCATACTCAATACCGCCATAAGTTATTGTTATATTTTCCGCTACCGCGAGCTGTACCGGGTCAATTATTTTTTTCGTGTTATCGCCTTCCAGTATTTGCGTATATTGCGGAATTTTTATATCAACACGCTTCACGCCAGCGGCTAAAATTCTACTGTGAAGTTCGGTTATATTTATATCTCTGCCGATTTTACTTTTAGTCCATAGCGCAAAATTATTTATGGCACTTTCTACCGCCGCACTTATTTCCGTAAGTTTGTACTGGTCATCTATATGCACAAAATACGTTACATTTATATCGTATTTTATAACTTCCGGCGTTTTTACAAATACATGGTCCGTCAATGGCCGTATTTTTTTATCATTGCATATAGTGTAAATTTCGTCCAAAAGTTCCTGCTGTGGAAGCTCACCGCCCTGAAGTATTGCATAAATATCTACATCTCCCGGCACAGGAGAAACTACACGTACATCCTCAATCAGTGCCGATGCACTGCGGGCCCAAAATTCATATGCTCCATCCGGTCCTGCAACAGAAAATTTTTCGGGTGAATTATGGATACGCTCTCTGTATACGTCGTCTTCCTCAATTTCGCTGCCGCCTTCGGAAAGTGTCGTGTTTTCCATTGCCTGCACATACGGGTTCGGATCGATTATTAATTTTATCTGCCCCGGCAGAAAACCGTTGCCGATTGTACCGAGCTCTGTACATGTCGCAGAGACTGTGCCCTCTTTTTTGCCGGCGCCGATTATAAGAACTTCATCGGTTGAAAAATAAATATTTCCATCTGGAGAAACTCTTATTCCTTTTGGTATTACAGTATCTTTCGTAAATGTATCCGAAAGCGTAACTTTTATCGTTGTCTGCGCCGCTGTTGCAGATAGACGCTCTGTGTCCATTAGATATCCGAGTTCGTCTAGATATTTGCCTGCCGAATATCTTAGCAAATTTTGTTTTCCCGTATAGTTAATTACTTTCAACAGCAAAATAACTATATAACATATACTCAAGATAAATAATCTAATAGGGTCTGCTCTTTCAAGCGTTCGTCCCGTAATTTTTTCATACAGGCTTATTATTGTTTCTTGGATTAAATCCGTATTTATATTAACAAAAGTTATTTGATTATTTTCATCTGTATCATAGTCGAAAATAGAATTTAAAATTTCTTCAATTTATTGTGTATTCATCGTTTATTCTTCCTTTTATCGTCGGATATAAAACGCCTTCTTTTAATTTTGTACTTTTTATAAAATTAATTTCTTCCACTATAAAACGTGGCTCGTATTGTGCTACGGCCTCCAGTATTTCAGCTCGAAGCTGTGCCTGTACTAAATTTATTGGCTGGTCGATTAAGGTTGTAGATAAGCCGAAATTACGATCTAAAGGAACAGTATATTTATCTGTAGCAAGAAGTGTATAAACGTTCTGCGCTACTTCTAATATCATATTTGCCGGTGCAAAATCTATTTTTTGCGGCTCAGCCAGATTTATTTGTACTATTACCACTTATAAACATCTCCTCTTGCCGCAATGTATACTCCTGAAGTGAAACGGATACATCAATTGCCGTTATTTTGCCGTTTTTATTTGTTCTTATTACATTTTCACTGATATCCGTTATATAAACGCGTGCTCCATTTTTTAACACAGGTTTATTTCCTAAAATCAAAAATACTTTTTCACCGGTATCGCGCATTTGCCTAAGTTTTTCAAGTTCCTTGTTTGGATTTGTGCCGAGTTCAGCATCCAATGTTAAACCAAAAGAAAAACTTTCCAATCCTGCTCCAATAAATTCGGAAACGGGTTTTTGACCGATAATATCATGTACTGCCCAACGCGCGGAAGATTTTCTCTGATAGTTTTTTGGGGTTCTGTATATGATGCCTTTCTGATTGGTCGCCATATTTAATAAACTGCCAACTGCACCCATTCCTTTTCCACTAAATAAACTGTCGTTACTAACCTGAAAAATAACTGTTCCTAAACTTCCGATTACCGCCATAAAAACACTCCTCTATCCGGCAAATACGTTATCACTTCCGCTGTTGTGCGTGCCGTTCTGTCCGCATACAGAGCAATTTGTCGTATCGCCAATTCTTGTTATCGGTCTGCCGTTTACAAATACGCTACTACTTCCATTCGTACTTTTAAAAGTTCCGCTGTGCGGGCAATTAGTCGCACCGCCGTCGCCCTGCCGATGAACAGGCTGACCATTAACAAATACATTCGGACTGCCTTCGTTATTGCTTCCTGTTCGAGAATGTGGGCAATCCGGTAATTTTAAATCACAAATTCCTGTAGTAGTATCTAATATTCTTGTTACAGCCGACATCTTATCACCTCTTTATTACATCATTATTACATTATTAATCTGTATAAAAATCTAATAATTACATATAAATTACATTTAAACAATATTCATAAAATATGATTTTTCATTCATTTAAATGTATCTCTGAACCGTTTATATATATTTTCCCTACACAGTCAATTCTAAGTTCATGAGAATTTTTATCGTAAGTTATCTTCGTACCGTCGCCGAAATTTAAAATCCGCTTTCCTGTTCCGATATCATCGGGAGGTTTATTTTGTTCATTAAAAAACGTACAGATAATAAAGCCCTGGTTTAAGCTGGTTGTATTATTCTGCTTCATTACACATGCCACAGGGTCTCCCGGAAGCGGCAGCCATGCCATTTTATCTTCACGACTTCCCTGTGTACCTATTTTCAAAGGACCGGAAACGGTATTGTCCTTATCGGGAAAAATCACAGTTGCCGTCATTGTTTCGGGGTCTACAGTGGAAACAATTCCTTCGCGAATAATATTATTATCAGTAGCCATTCAGACACCGCCTTATCGTTAGTTTTACATTCATACCGCTGCTTATATCGTAGGATACATTTGTAATTATATATTTACCGGAAAATGCACCCATATTTTTTATATTAATTGTTTGCCCTGCATAATAGAAAACAGCCGTTTCAATCTCGATATCGGCTGTAAGTTCATCTTTATTCGTGTTCCTGAGTTCCTGTTTTGCCAATCGTTCAGCGTCCGCAATGGAAATAACCTGCTTATTTATCTCCAGCGTCTGTCCCGTCTGTTTGTTTTCATCTGTGAATGTGCCTTCATATGTCTGCCCCGTATTCGTATCCGTATATTTTATATGACATGATTTATAAGTATCCCGCAATTTGCTTGTAAACCTGTATGAAATTACACGTTGCACCGAAAAATCTATTTCAGCGGTAGGTTCCTGTTGCTCGTATTTGTATTCCTCAAAAATTATCAGCTTCATGTTCGACACTTTTAATGCCATACCGTTATCGATGCACAATTTTTGTAAAAATGCCAGATAACTTTCCTCCGTAACTTCCGCGCGTTCGATTACAGGGTTGGTATCCGCGCTGTAAATAAGCTCCATTTTGGCAATATTTGCTATATCCTGCGCTATTTGAGACAGGGTGTATTTTTCCCAGGATTTGTTTTTATCTACACCACGAAGCATTGCATTATCCGGAATGGATACGGCTTTTATTTGTGCGACAGACGGTGTGCCGCTTACTTCAATTTCGTCGATTTCAAACTTTCCGAGCGGGTAAACTTCTTCTTTATTGTCCATTTTGGATATCAAAGAAACTTCGAGCATTGCGCCTTTTTCCGGCAGCCAATTATTATTCCAAAGTTTAAGCGAATTATCTACGGTAAGCGTCAAATCGTCGGCTTTATCACTTAAAGGGTCATTGTAGCTTATACTTTCTAAAAATCGTGCTAAATCCTGCGTAATATCTTTGTTGTTATAGAGTACTTTCGGTATATTCTGCCGTCCTATCATATTCTCACCTCTTCCACGGCGGAAGTATCATTGTTTTCGGCGTTTGTATTTCCGGCAGAACAAGCGTTATATTTGCCGGAAATACTACATATTCCCGGTAATTTAAATTTGCTTCTATAAGCCTGTCCGTGTACTGTTCACCGCCAAGTTTATTAAATGCGATTAAGTCCCATGTATCTCCTTGCAAGGTTTTGTATTCATTCATAGCTCAGCCGCCTTTGTTCTCGTGCATATCTGCTCATCATGTTTTTAAACTCGGAATATGCGTCTTTCACTGCTGACTGTATATCCACTCTGTCTGCATTTCCCTGAATTGTAATCGTCGGAGCAAATGTAATATTGCCGCCATAATTTGTTGTATTGGAAGATGCCGGAATACTGCTATCTACACCGAGCATTTGTCCTGCCTGTTGCCAAAGCCCGATAGAACGGTCAGAACCGTTAATCGGGATTGCCATTTCAGGAGAATTTTCTGCAAATGTTGCCAGTGTCGGTCGATTTATAAGACCGCCGCTGGCAAACCCCGGCACATCTGCTCCGCCGTCATCATTTGTAATTATATTTCTGACTAAATTTATCGTACTGTCAATCGGATGAGATAGAAAACTGGTGAATTGTTCCCATAATGCCATACCTTCTGCTGTAATTCGGTTTATTTCACTTATTACACTGTTGTAAAGTTCAGCAAAAGAAGCGGAAACATTATCGTACAGCTCACTAGCCTTTGCAGAAATAACATCCCAGTTTTGATAAAGATATACACCGGCTGCTACAAGTGCACCGATTACCACGGTTGCTGCTATTATTGGCCACGATATAGCCGTAATCGCAGCCCCTGCTGCTGTAGCCGCTGCCGCAATACCGCCAAAACTTGCCAGAAAAGAACCGATTTGAAATGCCGCTATCGCCGCACCGATACCTGCTATTGCCGCAACAAGTACATCCGGATTAATAGCGGAAATTGCTTCGGAAAAAGCGTTTATTGCCGGTGTTAATTGTTCTGATAAAGGAGCAATTATATTTACCATTAACACCCTGCCGAGTTTTGTTATTGCAGTATTAAAATTATTTAATTTGTTATTCGTTATATCATCTAACGTTTGACCATTCATATTTACGGCATTATTCGTATCAGCAAGCGCAAAAACGGCTTTTTCGCCCATATCTTCCCACATAGTGCCGAATAAGTTCACACCCGCAATATTTCTTTGAACAGGGTCATCTACAGCTTTAAGCGCATTTATCGTTTCAAGAAAAGCATTTTGCGCACTTTCGCCGCCTTTGGCAAATTTTTGTGCCATTTCATCGACATCTAACCCAATTGTTGAAAATCCTTCCGCTGTTGTTTTACTGCCGTCTTTTACTCTTATGCCGAATTCCTTTACGGCATCTCCGATTTTATCAATTGACCATACTCCGCTATTTGCTCCGGCGACTAAGATGTTCATAAAACTTTCAGCGTCGAAACCGAGTTGTTTAAATTGTACGCTGTATTCATTTAGTGTATCAAGTAAATCGCCGTTTTTATCCGCGCCGAGCTGCGCACCTTGAGCCATTAAAGTGTACGCCTGCTGTTCGCTTATACGGAACTGTTCCATCATTACTTTTGCCGCGCGTGCCGATTCCGTTATTTCCATTCCGAAGGTATCGCGCAAAACAAGAGCGTGCTGTACGGCTTTATCTATATCCGTACCCAAGTTGCCTATAATCTGTCTTATTTGGCCTGTGGAATTTGCCACATCCTGCAAATCTGCGCCCAGCCCTGTTAAATACGTATTATTTATTGCTGTGCTTATATTTTCCCAGTCCTGACCTACTGCACCCGTAAGCGCCTGAGCCTGTCCAAGCGCCTGCTGATAAGCTCCAACTTGAGACAATACTGCTCCGACGCCTAAGCCCGCCGCTATGCCGCTGACCGCTCCGCTTATTCCGCCGCCTAAACCGGATATTGCATTTTGTGCTTCCTGGTATTCTTTTTGTTGTTGTGTAAGTTTTTCGATTGCCTGTGTTTCCTGATTTATTTTATTAATAAGTGCAGATTTGTTGTTCGTAAAGGAGCGTTCTGATATTATACCTTTCCGATACGCATCTTCCATTGCTTTTAAATTCTGTTCAAGCTCGGAAAGCGTTCTGTTATGGTTTTTTATCTGTCCTGTTGCCTGTTGAAACGAACGGGCAAATTGCGGGTCAAGACCGCCGAGAATTTTAAAAGCAAAATCATATGTTTTGCTTGCCACGGATATTTTTCACCTCACTTCTAAGGATTTCTCCGGTAATTTGCATCCATTTATACAATTCAAAAACAGGCATATTCAAATACACGTTTATCGGTGTATGAGTATGCCTTGAAAGATAGATTATATTTCTCCTGAAGTTTTTCAGTACTGTTTCGATTTTTCCGGCAGAACTCCCAGCGAAACATTCATAAAATTTCTTGCTACGCTTTTTATTTTGCAAAAGTCCTTTGCAGATAAATCAGCTAAAATCACACTGGAAACACCTGCCGCTTTTGCCGCAAGTTCCATTAAAAACTGCGCATCCGCTTCGACGAACAAAATACCCGGCCTCGTTTTTCTTACTTCACTTTCCGCGTCGATAAAATCCTGGCCGCGCAATTTCTCAAAGTCAAATTCTAATTTTTTATATTCATTTGTGCCGTATTTAAGCGGCTCCTGTAATTCTAAAATAAACATATTTCACCTCAATCTACGGCTTCATCAACGTCGCTTGCTACATCTATGCCGTTTATTCTGTAAATTTCATTCCATTTATCGAACTCAATTTTCGGTTTTTTATCAAGCCAGACTTTAAGATTATAGACCTCAATGTCCGCCTGTACGCTCATGGCGTTGGATACTTCCGCTTCGCCTAAATCGTAAGTTGAAACGGGTCCTGTTACTGCAACGCGTATTTGTACGGTGCGATTTACTTTCAGAGCTGTATCATAAACATTTAACGCCGCTCTGTAGTCTAAAGATTTAACACCGTTTAAAAGCTCCATATTATTATCCGTCAGCCCGCGGAATGTAGAAGAAAGCGTCATACTTTCGAGTGCTCGGCGTGTCGGGTTTTCTATCGTGCCCATTACGCCCATACCTTCAATAGTCGCTTTTTTCTTTTCTATACTCGGAAGCGTTATACTTGCCATTCCTACATACTGCATATTATTATCCGCGTCATAACATTTCGCTTTTTCTATATGTGTCGGCAGTTTCATTTTTTTACCTCCTTATGCCGTCATCGAGGCGAATAATGTATCATAATACGCTACATCAAACTCAAGTGTAAATGTGATATTTTCCGCCGGAACAGGCAATCCGATATAAACATGATACATTACTTTTCCATTTATTAAATCTGTTGTAGGATTTTCGGATTGCAGAAATTCAACTCTGCCGCCTAAAATAACCTGTTGCGCCGTAAGTCCATTAAGCCAGTCGTTTGCGGAATTTACTATATTTTCCACAAAACGCGGTCTTATCGGATTGTCCACTTTAGAGAAAAACGTCGTCTGAAGCGTGTTGCCTATCCAGTTCATCATGCGGCGGCAGGCAATCCACCTGTCTTTCGGGTCCGTTGTTCCCGGATATGCAGCCGTATTATTGCCCCAAAGTTTCCAACCATTCTGATTTATCGCCGTAACTGTGCCGATACCGTTCAAATAATTGGCAATATCCTTGCCGAAAACAACTTCCGTTTCGTCCGCTAAACACAATCCGTCTCCGACTATTGTTTCATTACTCGGGGATTTAAACGGTACATCATCATGTTGCGCATCTGTATTTAAAGTTACACAGGAAGCTAAAACCGACATGTGATATTTTTTATTTCCAAGAGAAACCATAGGCCAATAACATACCTGATTTGCCGTAGAAATATTATTCTGGTTTTTCCAATTATTAACATCCGTATATTTTTTAACGGCGTTTGTATCCACATCTATAAGTGCAATACAGCGAAAACTGCCGTTTATATTTTCGCATTTAGCATCCATTACGGCGGCAACTTCACTGTCAGAGCTGTATTTCGGTACGATTATCTGTCCCGGCACAAGGTTATACAACGGATAAACGTCCGCCACTGCTTCAAGTCCTGTATTCTGTCCCGTCGCCGTGTCAACCCCACCGATAATATCATCTTTATCAATTGCAGACGGATCGATTTTATCATAAGCAACATAAATACTGTCCTCAATATCTTCTTTTAATATGCTTATAACAAGCTGTCCGTCATCATTGTAAGCTGCCAGATAATCCGTATCTTTAATAAGCGATTCTCCTGCGTCGTCTTTTTTCACGACTAAAGTCGATAAAATTACCGGTTCATTTAGGGTTATTTCTTTATTTACAAGTGTTTTCTGTGTACTTGCCACCGTCTGTTTATGTTTTGTTATATCCAAAACATTTATAAAAATGACGGGGCTTATGCTGTTTTTGCTGAAAGCGGCGTCCATATACTCGCATAAAGTATAATTGTCCCAGTCGTCTGAATACCCGAATTGAGACGCCGCATCGGCATAGTTATAAATAAGCGTTGCCTTGTTTGCCGGTACCGCGTCCGTTGCAAGATGTACCGGTGCCGTACCGACTACGACAGGAAGCCCTGCACTTACCTCTATTGTAGGAACTAAAGATGTTTCCTGCTCCTGAATGTAAATCCCGTGTTTATATGTCGTTGGCATTTATCTATTTCCCTTCTTTCAACTGGTTTACCGCCTGATTTTCCACCGTTCCCACCAATTTTAAATTACGTTTTTTAGCAATCAATTCTTTCGGCGCAGCGAATAAATATTTAAATAAATTATATTCAGTAAAAAGCTGTTTATACGGTGGATAATCATATGGAATACCTTTTTTAAAGCATTTATTCGGCACTAAATCATACTTCACAATCATAGGGCCGATATAAATTACTGCTGTGCTGTTATTCGTATCCGTAGTCATCTTCAATCAGTCCATCCTCTTCTATACTTACCGTCTGATAAGTTGCTTCTATATAAGCTCCCCACATTGGTCTGGGTTGGCTATCCTCATCTAAAACGCGCGTTGTCATCGGTAGCATTAAAACATACGCCCCTAAATGTCTGTGTTTTAATAATGCACGGCGGTTTTTTTCCACCCAGTTATAAATTAAAAGGTAAGCATCTTCATCTATTTCTTCATATGTCAAAAAAGTAATAAGCACTTTTATATCAGCAACACCGCCGGATAAATCCTTATCACTGTCCTCAATTTGATATGCCCGCACAATAATACGCGGGCATAATTTTTCAAGGTCGCACACATGTGACATATCCGGTATAAATCCTTCGACAACGGCAATTTCTTTTTCATTTCTACTGTCGTAATTTTTATTAATCTTTTTCAAAAAATTAACTATTTCCTGTGTCAATTCGATTGCTGCCAAAATATCACTCTTTCTTTAAAATATTACCGATTTGTCTACTTAGTTCTGTTTCAAAGGTATTTTTTACATCAAGTGTCATATCTGCATGAATTTCAGGATTTTTTGCCATATAAGAAGCAGACGGTCCATAAAATTCGGAGATACTGGCACGCCCTTTTGTTTGACCATTTCCTTTTCTTTTGGCTCTCGGTTTATATCCCTGCATATATTTTTTTATATTACCGTGTGTTCCGTCCTGAAGCCTCTGAAAAATTCCTACATGCCCTGATTTCATGCGTGCAACAAAAGCACCCGGAAAACTGCCGCCTCCGCCTTTTTTTACTCTAGCAAATGGAATTTCTCTTGCAGGTTCTTTCGGGGTCATAAAGAAATTATTTAATCCTAAAACTCTGCCTCTTATCGTGATAACGGCTGCTAAATTTCCCGCATTGGCACGTTTTATGTTAAAACCGTTCTTTCTTATGTGCTTTGAATTTACTGTATAGTTTTTTCTTAAACCTTTTATAACTCCAGTAACCGCCGTTCGAGCAGATTTGTTAATAGCATTCGCCACGGCTTTTTCAGACCCGTGCGGCACGCCGGCAAGCATTTTACGCACTCTTTCCAAATCTTTTGTATCTACAACAAAGCTCATGGCTTGTTCACTCCTAAAGTGATTTTAAGCATACCATAATTATCTACAACCTCCTGCACATAATAAACTTTCCCATCCAATCTGAATAACTGACCTTTAAACGGTTTTTCCTGTAAATCGTATTCCGTACAAAATACGTTTATAGTTTCTCCGGCAAGCCTGCCAAAATCCACATTTTGCTGTACTAATTTTTCCTTATCCGTTAAAGACTGTACACTTGCAAGACAAATACTCCCGTTTAAATTATGTTCCTGCCCCAATTCATGCGGATTTAAAAAAATTTTTTTATGGTCATGCAACACCATTTTTTCAAAATCGTTCATGTTTTACCTCAAAAAAAGCCATCCTTTTTTTATAGATAGCTTTTATTACTCTCCTGTCGGTATTCCATTGCCTAAAAGTTTTACTCTTGCCGTTTCTGTGGAAGCGTCTTTTTTTAACACGCAAATTCCTGCCGGTACATCGGTGTTTGTTTTGGTAAGTTTCTTTCCGGCAGTATTCCAGTAAAGCATATCTCCGACATTAAACACCGTTGCATTATCCGCCGTGAGTTCCCAAACACCTTCTAAATTAACTGTTCCCATTTCCTTTTGCGGTATTTCCATCTCCGCCACGCCAATACAAGCAGTGCCAACAGGTACAACATCATAATATGCGATATCAGCCCCTGTATTGTTAAGGAAGTCCATTTTTTCACCAATCTGAATAAAATCACTCATCTTTTGTACCTCTCTTTCTTACGCCTGACCTGCATTTTTAACAAAAGCACGCCAATCAATGATATTAACGCCATAATCAATATAGATACGAAAATCCATACCAAGATTTTTAAAAGATACTTGACTGTCTATAGTCGGACTGTTCTTACCATTCAAGTACGTTACTTCAATGCCACCACCAGCAAGCATCGGATCAGCTGCCAAATACCAAGCTGTTTCACTATACTGGTCAAGTTCACTATCACAGACAAGTGTAAGCGCATTTCTGAACGGATTATTTACACCACTGTTTGCACCTTGCGGATCTGCCGTTGACTGTAAAAGTTGCTGTGCTTCCGTTTCTAATGTAGACGGTACAATCAAGAATTTTGGGGCAATATTTAATTTTTCCTTACTACCAATATTAGTAAAGTTACGCATTAACTTACGGGCTTCTCCGAGCGTTGTAACACTTAATTTTCCTGCTGTACCGAGATTTTTACGAGTGGATGTAAACAACGTGGATGTATCCGCCAGCGTTTTATAAACCAATTTGTTGATACCCAAAACAGCCGCATAAGCATATTTTGTCGGAATTGTTGTTAATGCTCCCAAATCATCATTTATAATTGCTTGACGTGTAAGAGACCATGCACGACCATAAGTTAATACTTTAGCTCTCGCAGAAGCTTCTTTTAAGGTATCAAATTTAAATTCGCCACTTTCTTTTATTTCTAAAAGTTCTCCAGCTTCACCAATACGATAGCGCGTTGCTTCCTTAAAATCCTTATTATTTCCTTTACTAGTCCACGTTTGATATGTCGTATTCGCCATAGCATAAGCCTGTGCCATAGATTTATTAGCCACATTACTTAAAATGCCTGGAAGAGCTCCAGTGCCAGTCATTGCTACACGTGCCAGTTCCTGTACATCCATAAATTCAAGATTTCTTAATTCTGGTTGCTCTCGTTTTACACAATAAATCATATAATCACGGATACCAGCGCCCATCAATTCAGTTGCGCCAGGTGCTGGCTTTTCGATATTAAAACCCTCACGCATCATAATGGCATCCGTTGCTGCAGCTCTGAATTTTTCTCTTTCTTCTGTACCAACCTGTGCTTTTGCTGTATTAGATGGTTTATTATCACGCTTAAGACCTTCTAAAATTTCATGTTCCACATCACGGATTGTCATGTTTCTATTGGCCAGAAATTTATCCATTCTTTCATTCTCAATGTTGAACTCTCTGCATAAGCTTACAATGCCTCTTACACGTTCATTTTCCGTTTGTCCTTCATTTTTATCTGTAAGCGGCGAAATATTATTTGCCTGGCTACGATTATTACCTTCTTGCGGGTTTGTTCCCATTCCTGTTTCTCCTTCTTGCATATTTTGTGCCCTGCCGACACCCACTTCTGAATCTGCCGGCACGGATACAATAGATACTTCATATACATTCCAACGAGTTGCAATATATGCTGGACCCGTTATACGACCATTTGTAGAAACGGCACCCTCCTCGACTTTTTCCCATACGTCTACGATATAACCAACAGAAACGCCTTTTAAAATGCCTTTTCTTACTTTCTGCCATACCCTCTCCGACTTCTCGTCATCATCGAAGTACACTTCAGCTTTTGCCTTTCCGTCTTCTATCCATGCACGCATTACCTTCCCGATTACTTCATCGGTATCATGGTTGTATAAAAGACAACAAAGACCGTCTTTTATACGCTGCATATCTACACTTTGCGTATCAATTTGCAATACTTCACTACCGTACCAACGTCTTACCGGCGTTTCCGATGCAAAAGATAATACGGCCGTTCGGTTTTCCTCATTAATTGCTTCCTGCGTCAGTGTTATTTCCCTGGTTTGTGGTACTTTCTGCTCTGTTGGATTTACTTTCTGCTGCATTTTCTTCCTCCTCATTTGTCTGTTGTTTCGGCACGGTGCTTATTGCACTACCGGAGCTAAAATTTATACCATATTTTTCTTCCAGTGCTTTTTTATATGCCAAAACTTTTGCTTGGTCCTCCAATACTTCCTTATAATCAAGCCCTGCTTTGGCACAAATATTTATAACACTATCTTGACCTGTTTCCATTGCTATTTTATTGGCATTAACTTCTTTCTGCGGATCAATCCAGCTCCAACCTGGAGCTATCCATCGATGTGCAAGATAGTCTTTTTTCTTTCCCCAAAAATTTTTTACATTAAGTGTTCCTGCAAGTATTGCTGAAATAATAACTTCTGTATAAATTTCCATTAAGAAATGTTCTATAAGCCACATTTGCCAATCTGTAAAATTCTTTTGGTCCTCCAGTAAGTTCTGTCTAGCACTAGAATAATTTACATTACTCATGTCTCTACTAGCATTTTCGTAACCAATACCAAGCGCGGATGCACCCATTCGCTGAATAGCAGAAATATATTCCTTAGCATTTTGTGCCTGCCCATTCGGTACAATAGAAGTTGCATCATCCCCTGGTTGCAATTCAAATATCATGCCGGGTTTAATCTCCGTTATAGGATATTTTTCCCGCTTTTGTGCTGGTATATTTCTTCCAAGACCGCCAATCATAGTAGGCAATTGCCTTTTAATAAAGACAGTAAAAGCCGCCTGTATTTTTTCCTTTAATGAAAGCGTGTGAATATAATCATCGATGTCATTTGTTCTGGTTAGCATCGATGTTGTTTCACTTATTTCACGAATTTGAGACGGCATCTTTTTATCGAACAAAAACAATACTCTTTGTGCTGGTATTCTTTCTGTTTTTCCTGTGTCCCATCCGTCCGGCGAATAAACTTTAAGATGATAAGCAACGGGCTTTTGATATCTATTTATCTCCACACCGTTTATAACCATATTGCCATTACTTCCGGTTAATACAGCTGTATCCAAATCGTCTACTTCTCGGAGCTGTATCTGAAATGGATATTTTTTATTGCCGTTGTATGTCTTAACAATTAAAATACCGCCGTCTATAATTCGACGGCGGATAATCATTTTGCATATTTCTCTAAAGCTAAGCTGCCCCGTTACCTCACAATTACGAGGTTTTGCCCATTCAGAAAAAATTTTTTCCATTTCATTTCCAAGTTTTTCATCTTCTATCTGTGATTGAACCCTAAAGCCTGAACCAACCACATTTCTTTCATAAGCTTTTATAAGCGACTGCATAAAATCAGAATTACGTTCTCTATCTCTTGCCCTAGCACGAATAAAATCTCTTTCGGCTTCGTTCAACTGTTCAGCTTTGGCATTATACGGAACCCAACTGGCAGAAGTATTAAAAACCTTACCGGCATCATATGCCTGTCGTATTCCCATTCGCCAGTGCATACGCTTATAAGCCCAGCTTGGAGATATATAATTTATTACCTTATCTAATATATTCATTTGTTAAACACTCCTACAAATACACCTCCATTATTATTTTCATATGCCAATTCTATTTTAAGTTGCCTACGCTCATCATATAGCGTAGATAAATCCTCTCTCGTTACGCTGTATGTACCAAGATTATAACTTTTTACTCCTGTATTTTCTAAAGCATAAATTGCTTTATCTATGGCTTCCAACTGTTCTTGTGTTGTTCGCATTTATTCACCTTCTTTTATATCTAATTTATCCAAATGTCTTACGTGCATTAAATCAGCCGCCAAAGAAGCATATACTTCACAGTCCCAATAGTGATTTTTTGCATGGCTTGTTTTTGGTACCCATGTATAAACTTCCCTATTATTCTTTATTTCTACAATTTTATGCTCGCTTGTCATCTGTTCAGCATATTCAATTTCAGTGTCAGCGTGAAACATGAATGCACCATATTGATACATCGGTCGTTTTAATTGGGATGCAATAACATCTTTGTATTTATCTACATTTACAAGATAAATAGTCTGCCCAAGTCCCGCCTTTGTCTCCGTTACACTTACATTATCTATTACCTTTTTTCTAAATCTGCCCTCGGATTTTACGTTAAACTCACCTTTGCAGGGGATTACCACATTTCCCATAAGGCTCTGCATTTGCAGACAGTAGTCATAAACTTCTTCAGTCCTGTACCCGCTATCTATAACGCATAAATCTATCTGCCAACGTGGCTCTCCGTTTGTATCGCAAAAATATCTATCCATTAATTCCGTAAGTTCATCAAAATTTTTAAGAGAACCGTACTGTATATTCTGGCTTATTACGCCAAATCCCCAAGCGCGTACAGTGTAATAAAGATTGTTTTTCTGTACGTCCACACCACAAGTTATAAGCTGTGTAAAGTCCGGAACACATCCCTCTTGTATTTCCGTTCTCCTTGCTAAAATCTGATTTGCTTCAAGTTCCGATGCAGTATCTTCATAGGGCATTCCAAGCCATGAGTTTACAAAGTTCTGCATATCCACGGGGTCATTTTTGCTGGCCAAAAATTCGGCTGCCACATCGCCGAATCTAACCCACGGTGAATAAATTGAATTAATGTGAAATGCTACAGATTTAGCGTGTCCTACCGTTGTATTTTCCGCCATCCACTTTCCGTGCTTTAACATCTGCATTTTATGCCGGTCATCGATACGACCACCACACTTTTTACAGACATAATAAGCAGCCTGTCGTGCCAATGTGATATTGGAATTTCCTTCCTCATCTTTTGGCCACTTTATATTTGCCAATTCAAAAGTCTGGTACTCGCCACAATGCGGACACGGAACAAAATAGCGGTATCTTTTATCTGCTTTTTCCCATGCAATCCAAATAGGACCACTTTTATAAACCGGAGTTGATACTTTCACGATTTTGGCATTAAAGCGGTTTTTCGTTCTTTCCTCCGCCAGTTTTAACGGGCTGGCTTCCTTCTTTGCTTTCTTTGGAAATTTCTCAATTTCATCCAGGAAAATATATCGACTTGACCAGCTGGCCAATTTTGACGGAGATTGTGCCGAAGCAAAAAATATAAAACCTCCGTTAAATTTAAGCAATGTATCCTTACTCTCATATTCATTAAATTTATTTTTAAGTATCGGCGAACTATCCAGCATTTTTTGAAGTCTAAGCTCAGAAAAATCTTTGCAAAATGTATCATCTGGCAAAACATAAATAACACGGTTCGGATTTTGGTCTACTACATAACCAACCATGTTTAAAAGTGCTTCTGTGCCACCAATCTGCGTACACTTAAGAAAAACTATCTCCCTAACGTGTTCATCAGTGAAGCAGTCCATTATTTTTCTAAGATACGGAACGTTTGCCGTCTCCCACGGTCCTGGTTTATCTGTTTCATCCGCAGACAAAATTCTATTTTTATCTGCCCATTGACTAACAGTTAATTTTTCTGGTGGCTTAAATGTCTGCATAGCCATAGCAATTATCTTATCTAAAGTCTGCTGTGAGCTATTACTTCTTTCTACTAGCCCCCGTTTTAGATAACTCATTTAAGCACCTCTCAATTTGTTTATCGATTTTCTCTTTAACCAGTAAAGTTATCTCCGGATATTGGGAACTCAGGTCCGTTGCAATTTGATTGCTGGTAAAAAGCAAAATTGATTTTATTTTTCCGAAACATTCCACCAATGTTTTATATACTTCCGCCGATGCAATATACTTACCGTTTAAGATATCGCGTTGAATTTCCGTCATTTCTGCTTTTAATTCCCGATACCGCGCATCTGCTTCTAGTTTTCTGGCTTCTGGACTGACGTTTTTCTGTTGTTCATAACGCCACAGCATTAATTGCCTTATATCCCACTTACCACGCCCTACTTTTGGCGCGCCTTTTTTTGCCCAATTAGATAAAGTATCACGGCTTATCGAAAAAAATTCGCAAGTATCAGCTGTTGTATAAATAAATTTGCTCTTTATTTGCTCATTTTTTTCTTTGGCCATGTTCTCACCTCAAATCTGACAAATTTATAAACTTAATAAGCAAATAAAAAAGTCCGTCATTAAAAGGCTTTTAGCTATTTTTTACACTACCAAAAGACATTTTTATGCAGACTTGTAAGGCAATTTTTTTCAATTTTTGAGAAAAAAAGTCCGGGCTCACGGTCCCGCATTAGCATACGGACCCCCCAGGAAGGACCCGTGAACTTATCTATAAACTTTATATGAATTGTTTTTATATTTTCCATGTTCCTTATGGCAAGTAGATTTAAAATGCACCAAATCTCTAACCGTAAAAGTTTTATTACTATCTCTTGTATAACCTAAACACTTACCATACTTAAGTTTAATCTTTCTATGGGTACAGATACCATTAACATTGTAGTAACATTTAGATTTGTTACATTTAATTATTGTCATTTACTCACCTTCTTTTATAAATGAAAAAGGCAATCAATATTAATTGATTGCCTTTCCCTGCCAAATGTCCTTAAGTCACGCTATTAAGTTTTGAGTTCGTTAGTAACCTAGAAAAGAAATACCATTAATTTGTAAATTTCATTTTTCCACAATAAAAATTATAGCAGGTACTTTTTCCATATTCAATGGCGTCTTTTTTCTAGCTTTTTCTATTTGCTAATATATAGATATCTTTAATTAATTTTCTTAGAGCAACCTGCGTAATATAAATATCTCCATTCGGTCTGCTGTCTATCAACTCTATTATTTCCTTACCTTCTGCATCTGCTGGTGTTTCTATTTTACAAATATGTTCTTCTTCAAGATAAGTATTTACCATATCATTTGTACCCCAGCAAATCCATTCTTTTGGAATATTAGGGTCTGGATTTTTTGTCAATCTATCACTTATTATTTTTTTGCTTTAAATATATTTTCTTATATTCACCTTTAAGATTATTATATTCTTTAAAAATTTTATTAACTATCCCCAAAAAACAATAAGCCACATAACACATAATTGTTAATACACCTATATAATAAATAAATTCATTATTTATATTCAAATTGCATCACCGCCATAGAATTTCAATATTAATATGTCTATTAGCTTTTTCTTATTTGCATAGATTGTTTTTACATCACAATGCAGAATCTCGGCTATTTCTTGTACCTTCCTATTTTCAAAGAAATATAATGGAATAATTGGTGCATAGCAATTATCCTCAATTTCCTTCAAGGCTCGATTTACTTCATTTATAACTCGTTCATCGCGGTCTATCTTTTTTTGTATCTTTAAACATTCGGCATGCCTAATTTCATCTATAGTTAATTCTGCACCCCACCATGCCTGAGCAATATGAACAGCTGGACTACTGCCAAACTCTTCTTTTTGTATATCTTGAATATCTTTTTCAAATTCTTTTATATTATTTTTTAATACGGGATATGCTTTTAATTTTTTTACAGTTTCTTTCCTATAATCTTTATCATTTGTTAATGGCTTAGAAATAAATTCTCTCATTATTTCTTGGACTGTTTCTCTTATTATCTTTCTAAATTTATCCCAAAAACTATCATTGTAAACCATATTATTCCTCATCTTTTATTTATTTTTTGCTTGCTTTTACCCAAAAATTTAAGAACAATCCTCACTATAGCTCCAATTCCAATAAAACCAACTACAGCACCTAACATTATTCCAATTATAACACCCATTTTACAATTAAAATATTCATAAATTCCATTATCTTCCACCTCTATTTATCTGTAATAAGCACATAAGACCAATACCTATAAAAGCACCTATCCAACCGCCAAGTATAAGACCTGCAATAAACATATTAATTCTCCTTATATTAATCTTGTTTGTTCACGTATACCTTTTATATAATTTATAGTCAATATCTGCAGTTTTTCTAATAATTCTAATTCGTCTTTTTTATATCCACCATTGTTTTCACTTTCTTCATAATTTCTAGCAAAAAAACATTGTTTTATATCTCTATATCCTAATTTATATTTCCCCTGCAAAATAGCTTGGCTTAATTCTCCGTATTTATTCCATTTAAATGTTACTCCTGTAATAGTAATTCTATCTTTAAGCGAAACAGGAAATTGTAATATTCTCCGACCTGCAGACTGCAAATTTAATAATGTTTCATAAAAATCTATTGTTGCTCTCTCTGTATCTTCTAAAGTTATTTGCTTATCATCTTTTACATATTTTATAAAAATTTTTTCCTCTTTTCTGGTTTCTTTTAACTTCACTTCTTTTATACAAATACCATCAATCACTATTCCTGGTCTCATTTTTTACACCTCTTTTCATAATAGTTTTAAGCACTCCCAATTCTACAAGTTTAGCCATTTTTACACATTCTTTTGTATAATATGGCTTCAAATAAGGGCATGGTTTATTCATTATGGTGCAGATATATCCACCTATATCTGCACCATATTCTGTATTAGTACACCAATATTTCATTTTTCACCGCCCCAATCCGCCACATCAAAAGACTCCTCTTTTTCATAATATTTACGGTTTCTATTTTTATTAATACCTTTATCTATCATAGAATCTGCTGTAAAACAAAAATGTTTTCCAAAATGTTTTTCTAGTAAAAATATATTTTGCTGTGCTGCTTGACTGATATCAAACAATTCTAAAGCAAGCTTTTCAATATCTACATAAGTTAAAGTCTTATTTTTTAACTTTTTATCAACATTTGTAAATTCATTTTGTTGTTCCATAAATTCTTCAATAATTTTTAAATTTTGTTTATATAAGCTTTCATTAGCATATTTATAACATATCGGTAATTTTCTATGCTTAAATCGTTTATTACTCATTTCCCCACGCTCTTTCTTGATATATTTTCAATCGCATACATAGATGCCCTCGAAAATTATCATAATAACTCCATTTAGGTGATTGCCAATATTCTGCCTCTTCTATATGATATCTAAACCACATTTTAAGACCGTGTTTTATATCTTTCTTAAATAAAAAATTTTTAAATTCTACCCAAAAAACATATCTTAAATGAGCTATTATCTCGTCCCAATTATTAAACGGCGTTCTTTCTGGATTCATACAAAATTCTGCGTATTCTTGGTATTTATGTAACTTATCAACAATACGTCTTAATCTTCTACCTTGAATCGTATTATTATATTTTCTTTGCCACATTCTCTTTATATATTTAGCTTTCATTTTATTTATCCTTTTACATATTCAATAACATTTTCTATTTTTTGACCATTTTCTAAATCCAAGAAATTAACTGCACCATTAAAACGAACTTTATATTTTTTTAAATCAACTTTTGTAAAATATTTCCTATCCCATTGGTCTTTGCATAACCGCCAAAGAGCATATGGCACAAAATAAAAATCATTGCTAATTCCTACACATACAGCAGTTATAGCTCCTAAATGATAATGTTTTTCCAACAAAGCTTCTTGATGTGAAGATAAAACTTTAAGTGATATTTTATCCTTAGTTGTTGTCTTAGCTTCAAATATAATGGATTTTCCACCTTTTAACGTACCTTGAAAATCTGGCTGTGCTTTCTTATTACCAAAAAATCTACCTTTAAACATTCCTGTTTTATAATCTTTTTCTTTTACACCAAAAGGCTCAGGTATTTTATCTATACAAGCTCTTCCTTCATATAGATAACCTAAACAAGCTGCTGCTATCTGATTTTCAAAAATTTTACCTTGTGCATTATTTTTTGTATTTATTTCACTTCTTGTCCTAGTCAATTACTCTATACCTCTCTTTACCTACATAGGAATAATATGCTACTAACTGTTTTAAAACTGTGGCATTATCATGCCATGCTTTAACTACTCCATAGCTAAGACCTGTATCTTGGGATATTTTTCTATATTTATATATAATCATTACCTTTTTTTATTAATAAAATATTTTCTTGATTTTGCCTCTTACTCTTTTTTAATTTTTTATAATACTCTTTTGCCTTTTGCCGTAAATATTCTTTTTTACCTTCATATCTACAATAATCAGAGCAAAAAACTCTTTTGCTTTTCTTGTTTTAAAAACTTTATTACAATATTTACAAACTACCTCTTTTGCTTCTTTTCTTAACATGGCTTTCCTCAGTCCATTCTTCAATAATTTCTGGTATATCATCATCTGTAAATATCTTTCGGTATTTACTTTTATACAAGTTCCAATTAGTGCAATCTGTTTTATACATGGTATATCTTTGCACTCTGCAGCACTCATAATGTCCGCCATTATCTGCCCAACCATAACCATCATATATAGAATTTTTATCTATTGTATAACCTGTTAAAGCTTTAGGTATATTTCTCCAAAATCTGTTATACTTAAGTATTTTTTTTACAACTAATGGCATAATAAGATTTTTAGATGCACAAAAACGTTTCTTATGCACCTTTTCCTTACCATAAAACTGTTCCCTACTATTTTTTATTAAATAACTAGCAAGTTTTTTATATTCTCCGCTGTAATCTAAATGTCTTATGGTTACACGTGGATACTTAAAATTTTCTGTACCTACTATTTTTTGCCATGCTTTAGTTAATACATCAGTATCAAATTTATTAAGTACAATGTGGAAATGTATCATACCTCTTTTAGTTAGACCTGCCACAAAAATATACTTAAGTTTTTTACCATTGCGCTTATATATTTTTCTTACAGTATCCAAAAAGGTATTTATATTCTTTCTTGCTGTAGCAAAATCAATCAACTCATATGGTGGATAACTAAGCGTTAGAAACAAATCACCTCCACCAAAATTCATATTGAGTTTATATCTACAATTACGCTCGGATTTTTTATCTTGATAACGCAACTGCCTTAATGGTGTTTTCCCTAACGCTGGACCATTTAATATTTTTTTACCAATACGTCCACTTTGATACCTAGACACATCTATGAAGTTTTTACCATATACCATTTGTTGTACTAATGCCATATTTAACGTCTCCTTGGTTTATATTTTCCTGTTAAAATAATACCTTTAGCAGGTCTATAAAACGCCCAATCGAACGCTTAAAATTTGACTTTAGTACAACCCTGATTTATAATTTTAATTGAATATATGAGGTTACACTTTAGCCCTTAGATTACGACCAATAATCTAAGGGCTATTATCATTTTTTAAGCAATAATCGGAACAACTTCATTTATACATATCCACTACAGCTTTAAAATCTATATTTAAAGCTTTTTTATTGTTTCTAATCGGTTACTATCTAACTCAATAACATTAGTATCTCCAATATCATTTGTGTATTCTAATGTCACATTTATAATTTTTTTATTCCTATAAAACTCATCTTCTTTAGTAAATGCCATCTCATCATATGCTTGACCGTCGGCATCTACTATTTCATCATTATCATTTATTTTTATTTCTAAAACTTTATCATCGATTTCTGGATTATAAATCCATACTGTTTCGCCTTCCGCCAAAAGTTTAAAGGCTTCTTTCATGGTTATACGTTTCATCGTATTTCACCATCCTCATACTCTTCCCAACCATTTTTCTCGGCTATCTTATCTAAATAGTCCTGTACTGCTCCTTTTTCTTCTAGCCATTTATTGCTAGAACTGCGATATTTATGACCACCAGCTTTTATTGGTCCTGCTATTTGTTTAAATACTGCATAGGTTTTACCTAGACCAGCACGAACAAAATAAATATATTTACCGTCTGTATATATCATCATTTCACCTCATTTTTAAACAATTAATATACACCACAGACCCAGCAAAAAGTATATATAAAAAGGGGTATTTTTATTTATCGTGTATATTACTGAGTCAATGGTATATATCAAATAAAGATTCGTTTTAGCAGGTAAATAGTAATATATCTACTATCTACCTGCTTTTTTCTACTATGCAATATTGCTTTGTGGTTTATCTTCATTATTAATTGTCAAACCTTTTATAATACCCATTACATACATCTGTTTTTCTTTAGGCATTTTTTTTAGAATATTTAACGCTTCCTCTGTTAATTCTATACTTTTTCTATATTTTTCTTCTTTCATTTTTTATCACCATCCTTTTATCTATATTATAAGAATAACCGCTTTGCGGTATATTGTCAACAATAGATTAAATAAAACAATCATTTTTAATTGAATTGCGGTTTATTTTGTGTTACCATTGAATTGCGGTAAAAAAATATAATATTACCGCAAAAAATAAGAAAGGAGTTAAAATCTATGACTATTGGTGAAAGAATAAAAAAAATCCGCAAATCTGAAAATCTTAGTCAAGCAAAATTTGGTGAAAGTATTGATTTAAAACAAACCATTATTGGACAATATGAAACAGGCGAAAGAAATGTACCCGAAAGAACTATAAATGCCATTTGTGAAAAATATAATATTAATAAAGAATGGCTTTTACACGGTACTGGTGAAATTGAAAAAAATAACAGACAAACTGCACTAGAAGAAATTACTAAAAAATATACTTTAAATGATATGGAAACAAAGTTTATTAAACTTTTCTTAACATTAAATAATAAAGATAAATATTTAATACTAGACCTTATGAAGCGTATAAGTGATGATAAATAAATATTCTTCTTATAAAAACTACTAACTAAAAAGACCACCTAAAAAGGTGGTCTTTTAATGTATAAACAACATAATATATACATAATAAAAACATTTATAAAATGTATATTAAACATTATTTATATGTTATATATATATGTATATTAATAAATAAAGGGAAAAACTTATATCATATAGAATTTATATATTACAAAAATTTTTACAAAGGAGTATCAATATGAGTGCTTTATTTGGTCTTTTATCTATTTTAATATTTTTCGTATGTATCATTGGTTTAATTTATTCTGCAATAAAGAAAAAACCTAAAAAGAAATGGACTATAGGTATTGTATTATCTATTATTATTTTATGCGTATCTATAGCAACAACTGATGAGAAAAAAGAAACTAATTCTACATCTACACCACCAGCAGTTACCGAACAAACTGAACAACCAAAAGAATTAACACAAGAAGAACAACAAAAAATTATATTAGATTGGTATAAAAAATTTCATGCAGTAAGTACAGAATTTGATAACGGATTTGCTCCATTTTTGGATACAATTCAGCAAATACAAAATGGTACAATATCACCAAAGGACGCAGCTAATAATTTTGATTTAGTCTATAGCAATATGGATAATGTTGTCCATAAATTAAATGATATTGAAACTCCTCAAAATTTAAATGATGAACAAAAACAAGCTATTGATAACGCTGTAATGAGTTTACAACAAGCAGCACAAGAAAGACGTGGTGCTTGCATGACATTAAGAGATGGTATCAATAGTGGAAATCTAAATAAAACAAAAATAGAAATCGCTACAAAAAAATTAAATGCTTCTAAAGATTTAGTTATAAAAGCTTCGACTAATTTGATAGAAGTTTTTTCTAAATCAGGCATAGATTTTAATAAATTATAAAAAATTTAATATTGTAATAAAAAACTGTATAATTTATGTTATATAAATATTTATTATACAGTTTTTTTACATCTAAAATACACATATTTCACAACTTATATTTCAATCAAAAAAACATATTTATAATTATGATATAATCATATTACAAATAATCAAAAAAGGAGAATAAAGCATGGTATTCTTATTTCTTTCACTTTCATTTTTAGCTATTATTATTGCTATACTTGGATTGTTATATTCCTTCATTAGAAAGAAAAGCAAACGCAAATGGAAAAATACTCTTTATATTGGATTAATTATTTTCTTTATCAGTTGTCTAAATATACCTGATAACAATAATCCTAATAAAACTACTACATCATCTAATCCAACAATAGAAACAACTACCACGAAAGAAAATACTGCTTCCTCTGATATATCTTCTAATATAAAAGAAACATCTAACACTGAGTCAATATCTTCAAATAATCAATCCACATCATCTGAAGAAGTAACAACTCAAACTCAAGTTCCATCCTCTACGCCTCCAGTACAACAAGAAGCAGTTGAACCTGCACCACAAGTTACTAGAACATATGTTGGAAATGCCAGCACTTCTAAATTTCATAAGTCTAGTTGCAGTTATGTAGATAAAATAAAATCTGCTAATTATGTTACTTTTGCCAGTCGTGATGAAGCTGTGAATTCTGGTTATGTTCCTTGTAAAAAATGTAATCCTTAAAATAAAGCTGTATAATAAATGTTTAAACAATGTTTATTATACAGCTATTTTACATTTAAATAACATTAATTATATGTTATAATTATATTATAAATATATGAAAAGCTGGTGAATATTATGGGGTTTAGATTTCATAAATCTTTTAAGGTTGCTCCTGGCGTTCGATTAAATATTAGTAAAAAAAAAGTAAGCACCACTATAGGACCACGTGGTGCAAAACTTACAATAGGCTCTAGTGGTACACGTTTTACTACCAGTATTCCTGGTACAGGCATATCTTATTCTAAAAAATTAGATAGTAAACAAGCGTCACAAAATATTGAACCTACAAATAATAAACAAACTAATATAGTAGCTGAAAAGTTAACAGCTTTTGGTGATGCACACAAAGCAGAACATAAAAAACATCTTGCTAATATAAAACAAGATACTTTCTACAAAGAAGATATGTTTATTTTAACTATGTTTATATTATTCTATCCTTTAGGAATTTTTCTTATGTATAATTATAGTCTAAAACTACGTAAGTATAGATTTATAATAAATATCTTGCCACTTATAACTGTTGCCATTATAGATAAAATGCCTGCTACTCTTTTAGGTATAATCTATCCACTTTTCTTTGTACCAATACTGACGCTAATATTCTTCTATCGTCTATACAAAACTAAATATTTTATGCCTTGTGTAGCTAGTATAGTAATAAGCTGTTTTTGCCTTTTCATCTATGGAGCTAGATTTTTCTGAAATTTTTAGTTTCACGTGAAACAATATTAAAATAAAATTCCATTTAGGTAACTAAGAATTTCATTTAAATAGTCCATTGCTCCATTTACTGCCAAATCCAATAATAAGGCTTCTATAAATTTCACAATAGCTGAAATTATTAAGGCTTTCATAATTGAGGTCCTCCTTTCTGTATTAAAATGTGGATTACCTCCACATTAATACATTACTCAGATTGCCTCTCCTTATAACACTTCAAATAAAAAAATTGTATTTTTGTAGTCTTTTAGCTATAAAAATTATCAATTAATTTGAAAATATGTATTTTTATGATATAATAGAAATACAAAAGATAATATTAAACATAATTCCGTTCAGGACAAAAAATACCGTGAAGCTGCAACTTCGCGGTATTTTTTTATAAAAAAAACGAGGAACATGTTGCTGCAACAACATGTTCCTCTTGCACTAAATTTATATACCGCCAATGCTAAAGCGGTCAGGATTGTTGCTATTTGTATCCATCAATCCATTTGCAAATATAATGCGCAATTACACTTGCCACGATAGATACCATTAAAGATAATATTAAACTTTCCATTCAGAACACCTCCCTCCTGTTGCCAGTTTGGAGGTTAGCAACGTATCTATTATATATTATATTCCCATTACCATACAACAAAATAAATTCTACTTCATATTTGCTAAAAAATAGGAAGTAGAATTTAAAATTTGAATATTAAAACCACAATATATAGTATCTAACATTTTCTTACATTACTTTTTTTGTACACCTTCAATGGATTTTTGACAAAATGTGATTGACTATGATTTTTTGTGATAAAAACACTATATATTGTTGTTTAATGTATTTAATACATTTATATAATATTAAATTAATGTATTAATAATATCATTTTAATGTTATATATACATTTAAATAATATATTATATATCTATTAAATATTATATATACATTTAATATACTTTATTTTTACATTTTTATAATGTATAATATATGTATAAACCACATATATTCAAGGGAGTGATATTAATGCAAGTAATATCCATAATAAACCAAAAAGGTGGTGTTGGAAAAACAACCACCGCACATAATATAGCTTGTGGTCTACGTTTACAAGCTAAAAAAGTTCTATTACTAGATTTAGACTCACAATGTAATTTAACATTTGCTCTAAATGCAAAGTCTAAAAACAACATTTATGACGTACTTACTGGGAAAATTCCTATCAATGAAGCTATTACCAATGATTTTATTGCTGGTTCACAACATCTTGTTACTCTCCAAAATAAAAAAGGGGCAGAATGTATCTTAAAATATATTCTGCAAAAACTTGAACCTATATATGATTATGTAATAATTGATACACCACCCGCATTGGGTATAGTAACAATAAATGCTTTAACCGCCAGCGATTATGTAATAATAACCACTACATCCGATATATTTGCTATCCAGGGAATTAGGTTACTCACAGATACTATTAATGCTGTAAAAAAAAATAGTAATGATAACTTAAAAATAATGGGAATTTTGATAACTAGATTTAATTCCCGCACTGTGATGGGCAAATCACTACGTAAAAGTTTAACAGATATAGCTACAAAAATTGGAACAAAAGTTTTTAATACAGCTATTCGTGAAAGTATTGCTATACGTGAAGCACAAACCAAACAAATGGATATTTTTTCTTATGCTCGCTATTCTACAGCTGGCAGAGATTATAAAAATTTAATAAATGAAATTATAAATGAAGGATGATTTTAATGGAACAAAAAGATTTTAGTAATGCTGCAGAATTCTTTTTTGATACAAATGAAAATAACAATACAACAACTCCAACAGAAGAAATATCTGAAGCTAAATATAATGTACGTGAAGTAATAAGTAAAAATGAAGAAAAATTAACTAAACGCGTACAGCTAACCATTTATCCAACTGCATATGAGCAAGCTAAACTAAAAGCAATTAGTGAAGGTCGCAGTTTTAATAACTATGTAAATGAATTAATATTAAAAGACTTATCCAAATAAGCTTATAAATATATAAAAAACAAGAAAGTCCTTGAGCAAAGTTCATCACTTCTCAAGGACTTTTTTTATCGCCTATATAAGCCATTATAAATTTAAATTAATATATTTATATCTAATAAAAATTTAAACAGCTCACAAACGATATTATTTTATAGCTTTTTGGCAATCTTTATACCAAAGACATACATCATCATTACATTTCTTAGTTGCATAACAAGGTATATTCCCTTCTTGTTCCTGCAGTATATGTATCATATTAGCTTTTTTAGCTTTCTTCGGTAATCCTACTGCTCTGTTTTTTGCTATAGCTTTTATCTCTTTTATTGTTGGCATCTATTCACCTTCTTTCTTGGTGTATATAAATTTATTTAAACTAGACACTAATGTTGGCTTTACTTCTAACCTAAAAAAGATTACGCTTGGGAGGATTGCGGAGCCATGTTCTAGATATAGTTATACCTTTAGCAGTTTACTAAAGATATAACTATATTTTTTACGCCTGGTTTTCTTGCGTCTGCCAGTCCAGTTTTCTACTAGTCCCTGCTTTTATACAGGTAGGATATTTATGGTTACTTAATTGCCCCAACCACTAGATGTTTCCGTCTATTATCCCAATACGGCTTATAGCTTATTTATTTGCTACAATCCCAGTCTGCAACTTACGTTGCGTTTAACCACCGTTGTCTACTTTTAACCATATAATATAATTACTCAATAAAAAAAGCCGTCTAAACGGCTCTAATGAGTTTTTATTTACTTAGGCTTATTAAGGGAGTTTAACAACATTCCGCCCTCTTAGGTAAATGCAAACAGTAGAATATATTTGCACGCCCCGCCGATTTCCCTGCCTCCGCTGACGATACGGTGAATTACTTTCTGCAATTCTAGTTTATACACCTTGCCAAGTGTGGTTTCCCCTCCAAGAATAAGCATCTTGGCACGCTCCTGAAGTTTATTCCTTCAGGTGATTTTAGATATTAAAAAACACATCACAACATTTTTCATCATTTTTCCCACATGGGAAAAATGGAATAATGCTATAATGTGCCTACTTAACCTACCTAAAATCATTTTTGTGATATCATATGTTGACATATCGCAAATACATAAGTATAATGAGTTTAGAAAGTAACTCGGACAACTTATTTGCGGTAGGTTGTTCGGCAAGACCAATCGTGCTACCAACACGTTTGGTCTTTTTTATTTCTAAAAACTTTTTATTCGATTGTTAAGAAAATTATCTACGCTTCTATGATATATTAATTCATAATAATTGTCAATTATATAAACTTAGAGTAGCCAAATGGCTACTCTTTTTTATTTTCATCTGAAGATAAAATTAATATAAAAATGTTGTTAAGGCTTCTACTTTATTTATTATTTCTTTAATTGTTAAAGTATCTTCATCAACCGCCATATTCTCTGGATTTATTTTCTTTAAAGTTTCTTTCAAGATATCAGGTGTATAGTTATAATATGCTTCATCAGGATTGTTTTCATAATAATCAAGTTGATATTTTATAGCTATTGTTGCTAAATAACTAGCTTCTATTGCTGTAAAACTGCCTGTATAATCTATCATATTATCTAACAAATCTAATCCACTTATTTCACGTTTAATTCCATTAATTATTTTATTAGCCTTTGTAGGTTCTTTTTTTAAGATTTTAGAAAACTCTTTTATAATTTCCCATTCTTTTTCACTGGCTCTTAACTGTCTTTGTTTTCTTACTTCTCCCGCTGTTAGAGGGCGACCTGCGCCCTCTCTTTTTCCTCCCCATTTTGCTTTATCCGTCATATAATCACCTTCTAACAAAAAATAATACTAACCAAATCCTCAATTTCTATATTTATTATATTATTTAATCTTGATTTTATCAACACATTTTCAAATAGATATAAAAAAATAAGCCCTATTATTAGCATTTTATCTATTAATAGGGCTTATTTTCATAAAGAAAACTAAAATCTATATTGTAAACCTATCGTGGCTGTATCTTCATCAAGATATAGCCATGTTTTATTTTTAGATATATACATACCTAAACTATCAGAACTAACACCTACACCAATAATATAATCATCTTCATTATTCAGCTGGTTGTTTTCGTATTTGCTCAATAATTCCTGTGCATTCATCAATGATTGCATCAAAGTGTTTACTTGCTCCTGTAGCTGTGTCGATTGAGTTTGCAAGATTTCCGACTGTTTCTGCAATGCCTGTACTTGTGTCTGCGATATCTGAAGCTGTGTCTGCAATGTCTGATTTTGCGTCTTGAGCGTTGCTAAGTTCTGTTCTAACGTCGTTAATTGAGACTCCGTTACTAGATACGTTTTCTCTTCCGCCGAACATGAAACCGATGAACAAGCACAGAAGAATAATACCGCCAAAAATAATAATTTTTTTAGCATTTTTCCGTAAGAATTCCCATAATCCATACATAAATATATCCTTTAAACTTCTATTTCTGTAATAATAGCTTCACATCTATTTTGTACAGTAATATCATCAAAATAAATTACTTGATTGCCTTGCATAAAAGCAAAACGATTAAAAGTATTTTTTAAGCTTTCATTTGGGCAGTTAGATTGTATAAAAATTTCTTGAATATACTAAAATTTTCATAGTTATATCTCCTTTAAACGATTTAATGCAATATTATAATATACTTCCGTTTTTTCTATTCCAATAAAATTACGATTCTGTTTTTTAGCTGCTACTGCAGTAGTACCACTGCCTACAAATGGGTCTAAAATTATACCTCCTTCAGGAGTTATTTTTACAAGTTCTTCCATCAAAGCCGTTGGTTTACCTGTTAAATGAAATTTATCCTTTTGCATTACCTGGTATCGTAAACAGCCAGCATAAGGACCAGCATGGACTGCTTTTTTACATTTTCCCTTAGTTCCCCAAACTATATACTCGCATTGATGCCTAAAATAGCCTTTATGTGGGGCTCTAGCACATAATCCTTTATCCCATGCTACAACACCACGCCAAATTAAATCCGCCATTTGTACTGCATCTGTTGCTGTTGGTAATTGTCGCCAATCGCTAAACATTAAAAAATAACCATTATCTTTTAAAATTCGATGGCATTCACCAATCCATAATACACACCAATGTAACCAGGAACGGCTGTCTTTCGTATCACCTACAAAATCTGGTCTGTGTACTACTTTATTTTTTGCATATTTTATTGATGGTAATGCACTTTTTTCTCCTGTAGTTTTCCCACCACTAGCATATGGTGGATCTGTAATAACAGCATCCACACTGTTATCTGGTATTTGTCTTAATACTTCTAAACTATCACCTAAAATTATTTTATTTAAAAATTTATCCATAAAAAGACCTCCATTTGTTAGCTTTATAATTAATAAAAATTAACAATTATATGGAGGACTTTTATTAAATACTAAATAAAAATTATCTATTCTATTATTCATAGTAAATGTTACAATCAAGCTTCATATCGCCTATTTGTTCACAATCTGTATATTGCCAAATACGACATATACGATTAGGATTTTCAATAGCAAAACTATTTTCATGGTATCCATATTGGGCTGACCAAATAGGAACATCTTTTGGTAATGGTTCAAGGTCTATAACATTAGTAAGCCAGTTATAAGAAGAGTATAATCCTACATAGTTATAACCTATTTCACGCATTGTATGAATAAAGTTTGCTATTGGATAAACTACGTTATTTATACCTTCAAGCATAGAATTATCTTCGGCGTCATACCAAATACCTAATGCTGGATTTTCTCCACGAATATACGTTTTAAGCCATTGGTCTACTGTATAAGCTTCACGTCTTGCTTCATCTATAGAATTTGCATGAGCATAATAATATACACCATATTTTAAACCATAATTTACAGCATTATTTACGTGTTCAAAAAACATTTCATCAAGATTAGTACCTTCACCTATTTTAATAATCACGCCTTCAATACCAGCGTCTTTTACTGCCTGCCAGTCAATATCTGTTTGCCAAGCTGAAATATCTATTACTTTCATTATTTGCCACTCCTTTTATTAAACTGGTCGAATTCGACCAGTTTTCTTAATTTAACCAAAAATAAACTAAAATTTAGCTTAAATCTACCGATTACCTTCCAATTAAATCCTTTAACGGTGCGGGTTATAGGTTTTTGTCTTTTAGAAATGTGCTAGGTTTTATAAAAATAGCTGTTTTTGCAATATGTTATGCATACACATTACAAAAAGTGCCTATTTTGTAACATCTTTATTATTAACTCGTACCAGCCCACCTAGATAACCCAACAAGCCAGCACTTATTGTTGTAGATAGTTCTGCATTATCATAAAAAATAGCCGTTATTAAAGCTATTACAAGCCCGATAACGACTACTAAATTTACTATATCTAATTTTTCGTATTGCATTCAATCACCTCATTAGCTGTGTAAGACCTAGTACAATGCTTGTACAGGTAGCTACTACTCCTATAAAACCAATAACTAAGTTCTTAATAGAAATGATATGCTTTTTATCATTTTCAAGCTCTTTTATACGCTCAAATGCAACATCGATTTTTTTACTGTGTCGGTCAAGACGCTCTGCGTTATTTTTTTGATTAGCAATTACAGTTTCTACTAAAAGTGTTTCAACTCTTGTCATTTGAACAGTAAGTTCGTCTACTTTTGTAAATAACACACGAATTGTTTCATCAGCCATATATTCACCTTCTTAAAATTTAATTTGATAAAACAAACCACCTGCCATCGTAGCGTATGCGTCGTTATTATCTACATGGTCATCTACCCACTTTTCTTTGGCCCATGCAATACCACTTGTAATTAAAAAAGCTTCAAACGCGGAGCAATGAGCATTGCGCTGAAGCTGGTCGGAAATTATATAGCCTGCCGCAAAGTGCAGGGCTTTGTCTGTCGGTATCTCATCTTGCAGGTTATGCAGACTTTTCGCCGAGCATATCGAGCACATGCACGCTATGGTTATTACCAAAATTACTAGTATCCTTCGCATTATATCACCCCCTTTCAAGTTCCGAAAATGATATAAATGGGAAGTTGACTGTCGATACGATAGAAGTGGCTAATAGTTTAACTATAGGTGGAGCACCACCGTTAGGACAGGACGCTATAGATAAACTACAAAACCAAATAATAGCACCACAACAAACAATCTACGTAGATTGTCAAAACGGCGACGATAATAATGACGGTTCTACTTATACAAAAAGAGTTAAAACTTTAGATAGAGCTATAGATTTAATAAAAAAAGACGTTCCGACAATAACATTCACTTTGGAAATATATAATGATGATACAAAAAATATATACCCTCTTTCCAAAGTTATAAATGTTTCTAATAAAGATGTAACAATAAGCGGCTCCTGGCAAACATGGTTTAATTATAAAAAATATCCTAAAATTACTGTCCCATACAATAAAATAAACCTACAAGATAGAGATGAAGAAGGGAATTTAGTATATAAATACGGTAATGTTCTTGTACAAGGAGCAAGTTCTTTATATTTACAAAGAGTTTCAATAGATTTGTCTACACCTAAATTTGATAATCCGGCAGTAGGCTTAAATTGCATAGCAATAGGTAATACATTAATAAGCACACAATATGCAGACATAACATTAGCAAAAAGTGCTTCCATATTGAATACGTATAATACGGTTTTAAGTTCATATAAACTTCAGCTTACTAATGTTTATGGTAGTGGTTTTTTAGCAACTTGTAATCGCCCTGCTAGTTTTCCTGATAATTGGAATGGAATTGATGGAATTGATGAGGCAAAGGAAATAATACCTAGTAGTATATTTTGCGTTATTAACGCCGCATTATATGATGCCACAAGGATAGACAGCAATATAAAAGCAAACGGCAATAATGGCTATGCCACTTCTGTTCATGTATCGTTTGGTTCTTATTAACAGCAAAGGCAATCGGGAGCGGTAACTTAATCAAATCCTTTTTTATAAATTGCATCTGTATTGTCTGTTAATCCACTTGTATCACCTAAAACAGAACCTGAAAAGGTGGTGGAATTGTCCTTGATATATTTTGTTATTAATCCACCTACGGTTTTACTGTCAATGTATTTTCCACCGTCTGTAGTTTTAGGGTCTGTTGAAAACAATTTTCCACTTCTAGCATTTATTAAAATTCCTTCTCCTGTAATTGTTCCAGCTTGGGAAAATTCCACTCTATCTATTGTTGTTCCATAATACGCATTTAATAAGGAACAATTAGCGGGAATTTGTAATGTATTTCCCTGTATATTCTGGAT